AATAGGAGTAGGGTTTTGAATCGGTGATTGCTCATATCGAACTTGTGATTGACTGCGACGATCAGATACTTGCCGCTCTTTCTCTTATCCCATAGGTCTGAACCCTCAGTGGGTGTGGTGGCATAGGGTATACGCAACGATACTAGCGTGCCTGCCTGTAGCCGTACATTACCGGGGACTGTGACCTCTAGCTGTGAGTTGTTCAGTGTGGCAAGGCTCATGACTCTCTTTACGAATCTATCAGACCGTGTGGTGTCTGTCTGTAAATATGTGAGGGCATACGCGCCTGTCTTACTGAATAGATGGTCTGGATTTGTCATGGACGGGGATGGATACAGGGTGGCAAGCGTATTTGCACCAAACTCTGTCTTGATGAACGTGCGCGAAGCAGGGTCTATGCCTAATAGTCCCATTGCTACACCACCATCATTCAATGTGGAGAGTGAGTCGAAGTCCTTCTTGCTCTCTATGTTATCCATGGTGTACTTGTCCATGGGGATACTGCCGCCGCCTCGCTTGGTCTCAAACACGAAAGGAACCTTGATGATGGTCCCGTCCTTGTATATGGATTGGAGCGACCTGAAGTTAAACCCATTGAGATTCTCATAGAACATGAAGCAAGAGGAGTCTTGTGAGTATGCGCGGGATGCCAACCAGTTCAATGCTTCCTGTGGTCTCTTCTGTGGTACGATCAAATCAAATGAGTCTGAGGTCTCGTCAACTCTAATTCTATTGTCGTCCACCATCAGGTAGTTCTTGATGATATCCTTAGCCACAGCCGAGATTGTGCTGCTCTTGTACGCCTTGCTGATCTTCTTTTGGGATGACTCAAACATTTCAGGTGAGGCGAAGTAGACAACGTATCGCTGTCCACCGGACGGGATTGGAAAGCGATTGCCCAACTTGTAGATGCGGAATGCTTTCTTGATGGATATCTCCTGATCCGGCTCAGTCAAGTGCAGGAACAGGTATTCATTGCCGTGGAGTGAGGCAAGCGTATGCAAGTCCACACCATCTTGAACAAGCATTTCACCGCTCATGAATCCGAGATACATGTCCTGTCGAACCTGTACTTCCAGAACCAGATTGGTGATATCCCTTGCCTGATTGTCTGCCGAGATAAGCATGATCGACTTGCTTCTAAAGTCGGTGGCATCAACAAACTCGTCATTAGGAATAGGGGCAGGGGCAGTTGTGTTGTTATCAGTTGCCATTGCGCATCAATCTCCGGAACTCATTCTCTACATTGACCACGTATTGCACATCCAATAGGCGAATGGACCGGCGTTTCTCATTCTCTTCGAACTCATAGGTGTAGTTGGTCACGTTGCAGTATTTCGTGGATGTGACCACTGTAATACCATCTGCAAACGTGGCTGTGGCTGTGGAGCCATCCAAGCACGTATCGGGGATAGACGGTAGTGGGGACTCGTTAATAGTGCGAGAGACCGCAACGCCTGTCGTATCATCCTGCACCAATGAGGATATGATGTACGTGTTCTCCTCTTCTGATTGTACCACACCATTGAATAGGATGGTGCGAGTTACACGCTCTTCGTAGTGATGAATGGTAGATTGGGCAGTCGCAAGGCTCATGTCGTACTTCGATTCAATCAGGGCATTCAATTGCTCTTGGACTAATGGGAAGTCATAGAATGCGTTCTGTATGTTGTTAAACAGCAACACAATCCATGCTCTGCCCACGCTGCCATATAGCTTGTCTGCAATAATCTCTGCTGTCTCTCCGTCCTTGACCTGATACTCATAGAACAGAGCCGCATTCTCCATAATCTCCTGAATGAATGCAGAGCGCGTGAGGATGTTGGTCAGGACGACGTTGGATGCGCCGCTATTCTCTATTGAGGGATAGGCGACGGCTGGAATTTGTGTGAAGTAGTCCATATCAGTATCCAATCTCTCTTAGCTTCTTGTGCATCATTTCCATTTCACCGAAGATCAGCGTCATCTTGGTCTGGACTGGCGCACCATCTTTGTGCGTTGCCCATTGATCCACACCACCAGAATAGTCAACGTCAATCGACTTGAGTATGCACGTAGAAATATATGGTAGCCATGGAGACTCAGCACCATTGAACTTGAAAGTGATATCAAAGTATGAGGGTGGAATGATGTAGCGTCCCTGCGTCAACACGTATTGTGGAGATGCGTGCCACTTGAATGTCCTGATGACTTGAAGAATCATTTCTGCTTCTTTCTGATTGCGAGGAGTCATGGTGAAGTCGAACTGGAATTCTCTCAGGTTCGTACCACCATAGAGCATTTCGAACTGTGGATTCATTGCGTAACCGAGGGCTGTGAGTCCTGCGTCACGAATCACACCACCGTCCATGCCAAAAGCACCTGCCACCGCACCCGCAGCTTCCATGCCCATAGGACCATTGGCAAGATCGCCTGCCTTGTTCACCATGTTACCTAGATTGGTACGCCAGTCTGCCTCAGACTTGTAGGCATCCATGAGGGAAGACGTAGCTTCAATGACTGCGCCCACGGCACCAAATGCGGCTGTTATGGACTGTTCGTTGTATGCGTTGTTGTGTCTGTCCATCCATGACACAGGGCTGTACATGGTGATCAGGTCACTAATGGTCGCGCGGCGAGAGAAGTCAAGGATTCGACTATTGAATGCCTGATTGCGATTCACCTTCATCTGTATACCATCGTATGCTTCTTGTGGCAAGCCGCGAGTTTCTACCTTGTCTGCCACACTACCAAACAGACCCTTGATCTGTGAGCCGATGCCCTCACCCTTTGTAGTGGTGATGGTTGCTTCTTTTGGATCGTCTGAGACAATCTTGAGTGGAGTAGGTAGCCAAGTCTGAAACTGTACGGTGTGTGGGTATCTCTCAGGACTGCCCACATCTAGGGGATAGCGAAGATCACTCAACACGCCATTGGAGCCTATCGGACTTCTGTTGCGATAGTCTTCCTCCAATACTGCCAAGGGACCAAACGATTTCTTGATAACCTTGCCTACTGTAGACACCTTGCCGGTGATTGTATTGATGAAGCTCATTCTTTCTTGCTCTCTAATGGTTGTGGACTATTTAGTTAGTCTCTGTAGGATGAACCACATTACGATTAGCTGCGCGTATGAACGAAGGATCGTTCGATAGCGCATGACCCTTCTGCACCGGCTTAGGTGGAGTTGGGTTTGGCATGTTATTGACCACCGTTTGCTGCTGTGGTGCAACCACAGTAATAGGTGCAGGAGTGTTATTGAAGGACTGCAATGCTTTAGATTCCTGATCCAGATTCTTAGCCAACGACCCGTTGACCGGTGTTGCTGTTGTTGCCGGTGTGACCTCTCCCTTGTTTCTCAGATCAGCAATGATAGGCTGAATGTGTTCGTTCTTGACTGTTGCAGTTTGACCTTCATATCGACCTTCGTTGGTGGTTGGATCAGCAACAGATGCCCATCTGCCTGCTAGTTTGCCTTGGAATTCAGCGTTCTTATCCATGCTGCCGTCTAGTTTAGACATTCCAGCCTGATCCAGTAATACCTTAAACAGTCTGTCTTGCATTGTTGGTGAGAATCTTTCGGTGAGTTTTATTCCCTGTGTTTCCAACAAGCCGGGATTATCCTTCTCACCAAACAAAGTAGTTCTGGTAAATTGGTACTTGCCTACGGCAGATGAACCCTTACCACTCTCAACACCAGAATCATACTGCTTCTTCAACGTTGCGTTTTGATATGATCTTAGTTCTGAGAAATTCATTTCGGAGATTGGCTTGGGTGGCTGACCGTACTTACCGTAATAGACAGGAACATCGTATCCGCTATTGTAGCCGCGCGAACGTGCCTGCTCTTCGGTCGTACCTTCACCCTTGGCAATTGCTTGAGCCAAGTTGTATTCGGCTTGCGATAGCTTACTATCAACAGGCTTTGCTGTTTGTGGATATGCCTGCGCATACTTACTCTGATCAAACATACCACGTTCTTTGAACAGTAGCTTGGTTTCTTCCGTTAGCTCACTCTCTTTGAATCTCTGTCCGTCCTTCTCATATAGACCGGCACCAACCTGCTTCCATGCCGTGCCTGCTAGCTTCTCGTTGTTCCTTCTCATGTACTCTTCGTTGCTCACGTTATCAGCATTAGGATCATACTTTTTCTTTATCCCAAGCTTGTCTCGTACATCATCAAAGAAATCGTTAAGTCTCTGTGAAATGTTGAATGTATCACTCAACCACTGACCCACCTTGAGTCCAACATAAGCTGCCATGCCAACTAATGCAGCACGGACTAGAAATGACTTAAGAAGACTACCAAGAAGACCACTCAATATACCACCACGCATCTTCTTCATTTCGTCTAATGCGAGTCCAAGATGATCAATCTTCTCACCGAGTTTTTCTGTATCGGTGTCCTTGTCGTACTCTTCCTTCTCTTCCTTATATGAAAACTTCCGGCGTAGTTCAGCCCTCGACTTCTCTTCTTCGATAACCTTGAGAACGATCTTCGCGCTTTCCATGGCAACAACTTTGCTTTGTGCGTGTGGGTTATTCTGATTAGCCAGTCCACCCGTCTTATTCTTGGATGGTGCTATGATTGTCTTGATGTCTAATACGTCAGAGGCAACAACACCCAAAAGACCATGAACAGTGTCGAGTCTCTTACCCTGTGCCTTGAGCAAGCCGGTGTTGAGTTTTACCTGTGTTAGTACACGCGCATCGGATGTGCCACCTTCACCACCCTCACCACCTGTGGAGCGGCTAGCGCGTTGAGCTTTCATCTTCTCTGTAGCAAAGAAACGGTCATACCACTTGGCTGTATTCTGTTGACCCATGAGGCGTAGGAATCGCGCCATCTTGGTAGTATCGCGACCATACATGGAGCCTGTCTTGGCGTGCCACGCAGCCTTGACACCGGCAGCAATACGGCTCTTGCCCATGGAACCGGCACGGATCATTTCTTTAGTTACGTCGGAGGTTGTCTCTCGCGCAAACTGTTGACCAATTACGTCTATTTCTTTAGCCATTAGCGTTTAGCCTGTCTCTCTAATTTGATTCGTTCGTTCTCTTCCTTCAAGTACATCATGGTCATCATTACATAGACCTGTCTCTCCCATGCGATTGAATTCTCAAGATCGCTGAGAGAGTATTTGTGGTGCTGCATCATTGCCCAATTGGTACGCATGAATCCCTCAAGCGTATCATAGCCAAACATTAGATAAAAAAATCGAGGAGGTTCTCCGTATGCAGTTTGTGTTCGAAGCCACACTTCTTACACTTAACCTTGTCTTCTAGCACAACAGTTGGGGTAGCATCGAAGAACGTTCTGACCTTATCAAAGAATTCTGCCGAAACAGATTCGATGAACTCAATCAATTGAGCATCAGTACAGTCTTCGCGCTTAGTAACAGAGTCCTCATCGAAGATGTATTCGATGCTCTCTAATAGAACACCAAGCATCTTATCATACTCTTCTGTTTCTTCTGTCAGGTTTGCCACACTGTTTATTGTCAGGTATCGAAGCTTGACACCAACTTTGTCAGTGACCATGATCTTTGAATCATGACCCTCTGGAATCTCATAGTGAACCTTATCCAAATCCACAGTGTAGTCGGTATCTGTATTGCAGATGGAGGCAATCAAGCCATCCTCACCGGCAATCTCATTCTTGCAATTGAATACCAGTTTGACCGACTCACCTACGCTCTTGGCGCGGAGCTTGACAAACAGCATTTCAATGTCGAACAGTGGCAGCTTCTCTACGTCTAGTGGTTCAGCCGCACAGTTCTGAATGATCTGAGATATGGCAAGCTTTGCAGAATCAGCATCCTTTGCCTCTTTAGCCATGAGTAGAATCTTCTCTTCCTTGACCAGAAATGGTCTGAACTTGACCTTACGATCAAGCGAGTGTAGATAGATTTCATACAGTGGATATTCAATTTTAGGTAGCATACTAATTCACCTTGGTATGGTTATCGACCGCCGACTGGTGGCGTTCCGTTAATAAAGTCGTCAATGAATACGGCAGGTTTCTTGAACTTATCCCAAACCTGCTTCACGACTCCAATTCGTGTATTTGAATGTCACGCTGACGCGAGTGATACCATCATCACCCCAATTGAGTTGTGATGGAGCAACTGCCACAGGGAAGCATTCTTCGAATGTGTATCGAGCATTAGGAATACCCGTATCGTGGAAAGAGATAACCTGTATGGTGCTGATGTATTCATCACGGTATAGGGTTGATCCTGCTGCGCGTGCGTTCTTGAGTCCAGAAGACAGTCCTGTGATATCGCTTATGTATTCTACGCCAATATCAGTAAGGCTTCGTGCGCCCGATCTTTTGGTTCCCTTCGGCATGATGAATTCCATCCAGTCCTCAAAGAACTTACGTTCCCACATGTCGCCCATGCTCACAAATTGTAGCTCAAGCGGCTGATAGTCACCGGGGTTGGCTGCGATTGAGAAAGGCGCACCGAACACTTTCTGTTCTACTGTGTTGATGGTGTATCCCGGCAACACAGCCTGATCACATTGCAGGGTTAGCCCTGTGGTATTGATAAGAGGACCGAGGAATTGAGTCACCTTGGTCTGTCCGATCAAACCACCCAAGATACCACCTGATATCAACCCCGCAGGCTGAAAGATCATCACGGCAAATTTGGATGGCTTCGCAAAGTCTGCGTGTATCGCAGCATGAGCTAGAAATGCGTCTGGAAACATGGGATGACCTTAGTTGTGGTGGAAGCGTTCGAACGGCAGGAGAACGGCAAGTTCCCATTGGTCAGGTTGAATGTAGATGGGTGGAGACTCCATGTACTCTAGCAAATATCTCTTGATGCAAGGCTTCATGATATCGTACTTCTTGATGCCATTCAGCACCGAGTACGACAGTTTGAAGCGTGTGCTGTCGTCATATTTAGTGTTAGTGATGAAATCGTGTAAGAGCGACAACAAGGCTAGACGGTTGCCGGGGTCTAGGTAATGCAGATTTAGACCGAGGAAGCCGTCATCGTATAGCTCCATGGGCAGGACAATGGGGAACTGATCCCACACCGGCAGGGTATCCTCGTACTTCGGGATGTAGTGGAATGCGTACATACGCCCGATCAAGGCATGGGCTGTAGCTGCGCGAGGGTTGTGGAGGATGTTAGACCGGTTAGCCGGGATTCTGAGTCTATTGATCGTAGCCCCATACCATGCGCGTGCAGCGTCGGTGCGAGGACGGATTCCGGCAGTCTTCATTGCTTGTCTTAGGCTATCCCAAACGTTAGTTGCCATGTTATCGCATTCCTAGGTCTTTTTCAGTGATGATCTTGAACTTCCAACCCCTATCTAGGCAGTATTCCTCTGCCGCCTTCCACTTGGCGATATTGGTGCCATAGGTGAGCATTTCGGTAATGAACCGGCGCGTGCGCTTGGCAGGCACCTTGGGCGGCTCACATTGCTTGGCAGGCTTAATCTCAATTAGCTGAGTCAGGGTCTTGTCACCCTGCTTGACCACCACCTTGAAGTCCACAAAGTAACGTCTGAATTTGTTAGTGGATGGGTCGAAATAGGGTATAGGGAACTCTTCTGATTGCCACTGGACTACGCCGGGAGAAGAGTCTAGATGCTGCATGAAGCGCAATTCTAGAGAGGACCGGTAGATGATACCAGTCGTGTCCCCGTCATACTTCTGCGGGTTGTTTGGTCGGTAGTGTCCTTTCCATGCCATGCACTTATTTAGGACGCAAAAAAGGGGCAGTATTTCTACTGCCCCTCTCCATTCGCCGGTCTGAATCCCCGGTGATCAAGTCCGGATTATCTTCATGTCGTTGGTGATCAACCTATACCGTGGCGAATTACTCTGCTGCGAGTTTGTTGAAGTAGTCGAGGTCGTCGTCTACTGTAACCGCTTCCGCTGCCTTACGTGGTTCTGCCTTCTTAGGCTCGTCCCACGGTGCTGTCGCGTCTTCGATCTTCGTCGCGCGTGCTGCTACTGCACCACCGGCACCTAGCGCACGGTTGAGCTTGTCAGTCAGGTCATCGTAGCTCTTGAATTCCTTCGGAGCGACAAACTGCTTGAGGCTGTGTGCGTTCTTCCAGAGAGCTTCGATTTCCTTGTCGTTGTCGAACACAGGCGTTGCTGCGTCAAACTCAGACTTGTCGTAGTTGCGATAGCCTTCCACGTTACGAATCTTGATCTTGAGGTTAGCACCCTTCCAGAAGTCGAATGGGTTGACAGCCGTTTCGTCTTCGAACTGCGGAGTCAGCTTTTCCTGAATCTTGTCGAAGATTTTCTTGCCGAACTTCCAGAGGAAGACCTTGCCTTCGTTCTCAGGACGAGTCTTGTCCGACACGATAAGCACGTTCGCAATGTACGTCAGACGACGCTTCTGCTTACGCACGATATCCTTGTTGGATTCGATGCCCGAGTTCCATAGCTTTGTGTTGTGTTCACATGCGGGACACTTGCCACCAACCGTAGTTGGGCAGTTTTCGATGTACCATCCACCGCCGCCTTGGAATCCGTGATTGAAGATTTGTACCCAAGGGAGACCATCTTCGCCGTCCGCTGCGGGAGCGTCGAGCAAGCGCACGATTGCGTAACCGTTACCTGCCTTGTCTACTTCGGGTTGCCAGAACCGTTCGTCATCCTTGGCGAAAGAACCCTTGTTCTTGTCTTCGATTGCCTTGGTGAGTTTTTCGGTGAGTCCAGAGGACTTTTTGAGAGATTTGAAATCAAATGCCATTTGAGTATTTCCTTTTAGGAGTATGAGTTGTATTAAGCTTATCCACATCATTCATAATGTACAATCATTATATAGCATTTTCATGCTGCGGTCAAGTGCGTTCTGACGATTTCTTTGTACCTAGGAACGTCTAATCCTAGGAACGGCTCGTACTTTCTAATGAGCTTGGAGGTCTTCTCATAGATGTAATCAGAACTATAGCTCTTATCCCATAGGTCTAGAATACCGGTGAGTCCGTGAAGAATCACCACCGTTTCGAATTCAATTTCTTTCTGGTTCATCATGGTCCAGATGAACGGCAGCGAGCCGTCGCGTGGAACCTTGAGCATCTCACGCATCTCTATGGCTTCTTCGATCTTAGTCATATCCTTATCGAATAAGAGCGGCAGCGTGTTGATCTTGTTCTGCCATGTAGTGTAGCGTGTGTACGCCTCTGGCTCTAGGAAGTATTCTGTCCACGCCTTGCTGTTCAACAGGAAGCCTGCGACAAAGAACCCAACCGCTTCGGTATCCTTGAGGGTTCGTGCGAGCTTGTGGAACATGTACTTGTCTTTGCGCCGTTCAAACCCTTCTGGCTTCGTCTGCACATGCCCATTGTACTTGAAGTAGCAATAGGTGTCCGTAGTGAAGTGCAGCTTGATAGCCTGATACGTGCAGAAGACTTCGTAGCCGTTCATAATGTGTGGTACGTCTGGAATGCGACTGTGGCGCGTAACAGGTCATTCTGGCGCATGAGGCTGCGCTCGCGCAATATGAGCCTGTCAACCTCTTTGCGGCAGTCCATGAGCAAGTCTCTGACTAGGCAATGTTCCATCAACTCAGGATTGAACAGTCCACCTTTCTCTAGGTAGTCTGTGATTCGTTCACTTGTGTTCATAAAATCCGACAGGACCATTCGCTAGTCTTGTTGCTAGCAGGACATTCAACGATATCACCAACGTCCACTGGACGCAAGACAGTGCCTTTCTCGCCTGTGTTATAGGTGACGCGACAGCGTGCTGCCGATCCACCCCACCCACCAGTGCCTTCGGTGCAGTCACCAACCACAGTTACGGTGCGCGAGACTCTAGGGATGGGTGCTTTCTCACACGCGCCAAGCATTGCGATTACAGGCAGTCCTGATAGCAGGATGATACCTTGAAGTAGGAACCACCGATCTTTACTGACCTTGTTCATACCATTGCCGCCATTTGCAGGTCGGCAGGACAGCCGCATTCGTTGAAGTCAGGATGCTTGCACAGTGGGCATTGCATCTTCATGTTTGGGTTGAATCCGAACAGCACGGGTGGAGCAGTCTCACCACCGCCCTCACCACTGACTTCGGCTTGAATGCGTGCCATCAACTCACCGTCGCGTCCCTGTCCCGACTTCACACCGAAGTTGTTGAACAGGTTCAATACGTCAATCAATAGTTGTGTCTTGTTGTCGCTCATCGTAATATCCTGTGTCAGAAGCAATCGCTTGCTGTTCTGGTGTTGTGCATACAAAGAATCCTTCTTCACCAAACGACGGCGGAACGAAATGCCCACCTGCGATCAGTTCATGGCAGTTCATGCACTCATTGGTTTTCAGGGTAGCCATCAACTTGCGGTAGTTGGCTCTGTTTGAATCGCGCTGCTTTCTATTGCTCATTTGATTTACTCTTCGGAAATATCGTGAAACAGAACGGGATGATTAGTATCCAGTAGGATGCGTTCATGTATGCGACCATGAAGAGGAACGCTGCCCATAGCATCGTATCCCACAGTATCATGAGTGCGAACATGAGTACAGTTGCGGTGTTATCGTTCATTTCAATGCCTTCTTCATGTAGTATTCAGCCGACTCTAGCGCGAGATAGGCTTCGTGTTGCTTGTCTATCGCTTCGTCTATGAAGAGAATGTCAACATCATCCGCGAAGTCGTCGGGGTTCTGTGACGCATACAAA